AAATAATTATTATATTGACTATGCAATTCACAAAAATGGTGATGGTGTATACATTTCAGGCCTTGCATCTGAATTTAAAGTAGTAGGAAATAAAATACCAATTCCTTTTAATGCAGTATTAGTTCATTTAAATAATCAAAATCTTTTTAATTTTACAACAGAAAGGATCTTTTTATCGTACATAAATGATGAAATTTTTATAAATGAATATCAGAAACATTCTGATCCTTTTGCTGTAAGGGAAAAAATATATGCAAAATATTTTCCAAATATAAAGATAGAGAAAAAAACTCGGCCTGAGGACGAATATCTCAAAGAAGACTTTCATAACATAGTTGAACGAAATTTATTTTGGATAAACCCATTGCCTCTTATGACAAAAAATTTTATATTTGACATAGAAGAATATTTTAAAGGTAAAAAATTAAGGAGTAATAATGAACTTTCGTGAATTAGCAAAAAAATTAGCTGTAGAGTATAAACTGCCTAGAGCAGAAAAGTATGATCTTGTTTATCGTGATTATGATGATATGATTGAGATAATTGGTTGGACTCAAGATCCAAATTACAATATGAAAGATTTTCAAGGTCGTGAAATGTTATTTCCAAAACGATGGATTACAATTGGCGTATTATCTTCAGACACAAAGGTGGCAGTATGACTATAAAATTAATTACATTTAAAACCAATCATACTCTCATGGCTGATATTGATTGTACAGATGAAAAAACAATCAGCCTAAAAGAACCAGTTCAAGTGGTTGTTCAACCAACCAAAGAGGGACCAATGATGGGTTTTGTTCCTTTCTTGGATTATGCAACAGAGTTTAAAACTGGCATTAAAATTTCTATGGATGATGTTCTTTGTCTCACTACACCATCCCGTGAATTAGAAAATCAATACAATCAAGTTTTTGGTAGTGGCATCACAATTGCCTCTGCTATTCCTAAAATTTAATAATAAGAAATGAATATTTTAGGAATTAATATTTCTCACGATACATCTATTGGTCTAATAAAAGATGGTAAAATTGATCTGTATCAAGAAGAAAAAAAATTATTAAACTTAGACAAATTTAGTTTTAGTTTTCCTTTAGAGGATAATTTGCGGTTAAAATGTATCGAAGAATTTGTCAAAGAACAACCAGATTATGTGATATATTCTTCATACGATAGAAGTAATTTAGACGGAACAAATTATGGAGATATTGCAATAATCCATAAATTACAAAAACAACTTAATAATTTAAATTTTTTATTCTTCAAAAAGAATCATCATGTTTATCATGCATTTAATGCTTTCCATTTATCTAATTATGATGAGGCCTTGTGTATTGTTTTAGATGGAGGCGGAGCTCAATTATTTCCTAGTTTTCAAGAAATAGAAAGTATTTTTTATTTAAATAAAAATGAATATAGATATCTTCACCAACACTTATCTAATATTAGATCTTGTAATGAAAAAACAAATAATAATAAAATTTTCAAAAACATTAATGGCGTTGAAATAGAATTATCTACCAAAATTAGTAGCGGCATGAAATTTAGTGATTTTGTTGATTTGATGAAAACTGAAAAAAAATATGATGATAAAATTAGTATGAAAAGTATTATAAGAGAAATGATGGAACTTTATCATTATGGCAACGAAAAAGGAAATAGACTAGAGGATAAAATTAGGCAATTACATATTGAAACTAAAAACGAAACTATAAAATTTATAGAAAAAGCTCTAAATTATTATGATTGTAAAAATATAGTTTTATCTGGCGGATATGCTTTAAATTATATAAACAATGAAGAATATAAGAAATACTTTTCAGATTATAACTTCTTCTTTGATCCTTGGGCTCATGATGGCGGTACAGCACCTGGTGCTGCCCTTTGGTTAGATTTTCATTTAAATAAGTTAAACATACCTTTTGAAGAATTAGAAAAAAGACAAAATGAAGTTATCATGTAATTTGCCTATTTAATTAAAAAATTATGTTATAATAAACGAATGTCTAATTACTACACAAATGTAACAGTCTTTGGGAACAATATTTTGTTCCGTGGTGTAAAAAATGGTCGGCGAACTAAATTAAAAATTCAATATTCGCCGACTTTATTTTTGCCGACAAATAAACCAACAGAATGGCATGGTCTGCATGGCGAAAATCTTGAGCCTAAAAAGTTTGAAACGATTCGTGATGCGAGAGAGTTTGTCAAGAAATATGCTGAAGTAGAAAATTTCAAAGTATATGGCAATTCTAATTATGAATATGCCTTCATTGCTGACACTCAAAAAGAAATGATTGATTGGCGAATGGATGATATTGACATTGCAATCATAGACATTGAAGTTGGTTCTGAAAATGGTTTTCCAAATCCAAAAGATGCAAATGAACCAATTACTGCAATCGCTGTTCGTAGATTAAATGGCCAAACAAAAGTTTATGGATGTGGAGAATACAAAAATACAATTGATAATGTTACCTATGTGAAATGCCAAGACGAATATACTTTATGTAAACGATTCTTAGAAGATTGGCAAGAAAATTGTCCAGATATTATCTCTGGTTGGAATGTTCAATTGTTTGATATTCCTTATCTTCATAATCGTTTTATGAAAATTCTTGGTGAAGATCTAACGAAGAAACTTTCTCCTTGGGATTATATTCACACAAAAGAAAAATTAATTAAAGGTAAAACACACACAGTTTTTTCAATTACTGGTGTTGCTGTTCTTGATTACATCGATTTGTTTCGTTGGTATGCCCCAAACGGTAAATCACAAGAATCGTATAAACTTGAAAACATTGCCAATGTTGAACTTGGTGAAAGTAAATTATCTTATGATGAATATGATAACTTGCACCAATTGTATAAGTTGAATTATCAAAAATTTATTGAATACAACATTAAAGATGTCGAACTAATTGTTAAACTAGAAGAAAAATTAAAACTTCTAGAATTGGCGATCACTCTTGCATATGACACAAAGACAAACTTTGAAGATGTGTTTGCACAAACTCGTATGTGGGATTCTTTGATTTATTCTTATTTGATTGAAAAGAAAATTGTTGTGCCGCCAAAAGTGGTTAAACAAAAAGATTCTGCGTTTGAAGGTGCATATGTTAAAGATCCACAAGTAGGAAAACACGATTGGGTTGCATCGTTTGACCTGAATTCGTTGTATCCACATTTAATTATGCAATACAATCTTTCTCCAGAAACTCTAATTGAACCATCTGACTACACAAAAGAAATGCGTGAAGTTATTTCTAATGGCGTAAATGTTGAGAAAATGTTGAACAAACAGATTGATATGGACAGAATAACAGATGCAACTCTTACACCAAATGGTCAATTGTTTCGAACAAATAAAAAAGGTTTTCTACCTCAAATGATGGAAGAGATGTATGAAGATCGTAAGAAATTTAAAAATCTAATGATCAAGGCTCAACAAGAGTATCAAGTTGAAACAAATGAAAGTAAAAAACAAGAATTAGAAAATACTATTGCAAGATACAATAATCTACAACTTGCAAAAAAAGTTTCATTGAATTCTGCTTACGGCGCCATGGGTTCACAATATTTTAGATTTTATGATTTACGAATGGCACTTGCTGTTACATTGGCTGGTCAATTTTCTATTCGTTGGATTGAAAACAAACTCAATTCATATATGAACAAATTGTTAAAAACAGAAAACGAAGATTATGTTATTGCATCCGATACTGATTCGATTTATCTTCGCCTTGGTAACTTGGTCGATAAAGTTTATACTGGTGAAAAAGTTACAAACAAAGTTATTGAATTTATGGATAAAGTTTGTGAAGAAAAAATTCAACCATTTATAGACAAAAGTTACGAAGAATTGGCTAAATATGTTCATGCATACGATCAGAAAATGCAAATGAAAAGAGAGGCATTGGCCGACAAAGGTATTTGGACTGCCAAGAAAAGATACATTCTCAATGTGTACAACAATGAAGGTGTTGCGTATAAAGAACCAAAACTTAAAGTGATGGGTCTTGAAATGGTAAAGTCTTCTACTCCTGCTGCCATTCGTGAAAAGATGAAAAACATAATTCACATTATGATGACTGGAACAGAAAATGATGTGCATGAATTTGTTCGAAACTTTCGTGAAGAATTTAAAAAATTACCCTCAGAAGAAATTTCTTTTCCGAGAAGCGTTAATGGTCTAAACACATATGCTGATTCAGTTTCTTTGTACAAAAAAGGAACACCTATTCATGTAAAAGGTGCAATCATATACAATCATTTCTTAAATAAAATGAATCTTGCTAATAAGTATCCGCTTATACAAGAAGGCGAAAAACTTAAATTTACATATTTGAAAATGCCAAATCATTTTAAAGATATGGTCATTTCTTACCCAACTAGAATTCCAAAAGAATTTAATTTACAAGACTACATCGACTATGACACACAATTCGAAAAGGCATTTATTGAACCAATTAAAGTTGTTCTTGATTGTATGAACTGGCAGATCGAAAAACAAACAACACTTGAAGGATTCTTTTCATGATAGAAATGCACTACATTTTTCCCACGGTCATTTGGAAAACAAATTGTCGATTGCAAGAAAAAGATGAAAAAGAATTACTTTTTTTTCACGATTCAATAAGGCACACAACAAAAGGAAAAAATTATTCAAATAATGCTTGGCAATCTCAAGATATTTTTTCAGAGAATAAAGTTTTTGAACCATTAAAAGAAATAATTTTACAAAATATTGAGCCTATAAAAAATGAAATTTTTAAAAACTACAATATTCATTTATCCAACATGTGGTTCAATTCACAAGAACTTGGT